AATCTCTTGCCTTGTATGTGTCCAACTCATATGCTGTCTATACTCCGAGATATTTGAAAAAGGCGGCTGCCCATCTCACTGCCTTCGTTAGATTCTCCGCCAATAAACAAAACGGCGCATCGTCTACTCCCGGCAGAAACTGAAAATGTTGCGCCATTGGTGTCGTAATCATCCTCCTGCGCCCAAGCGTCTAATATGGTTACAGCCATCTCATCCCTCTTTTACAAACCACGCCACGCATCATTCCTCTTCAGCAACTTCAACGTTAGTTTTTACAAATGTGCCAGATAATTCTTTTCGTTTATTTTCTAAGGCATTACTAATTTTTGTAGTAATAGCATCATTAAATGCTTGCTCTGCACCCAAATTGTCAGACTTGGCCACCGCATCAATCATTTCTTTACTCATTCTCTATTTCCTTTTATTCAGGTGGTGGTTCTTCACCGGAAGGTGATACACCCGCTGCCATTTTTGCTCTATCTCCAGCATCCATTTCTGGATCAACAGCCATTCCTTCAGGATCTGTTGGATATCTCTGTACACCATCACCACCATCACTTGGTACACCACCATCCATCGGGTCTTTCTCTGCTTCAGTAGCAATCTGGTCACGCATATCTACAATTTCAGAATCATTCATATGTAAAACGTGTTTCAATACCCACTCTTTACTAAAGAATGTGCCGATATAGGATTGTATACCATCTAGTGTTTGAATTCTATCATTGAGAAGTTCTGCTTCTTTTAATTCTGCAAAATGTCCATCCTTCAGAAAATCATACTGAACATGCTCTTTCATCACATCCCAATCGTCAAGGGATATAACTCCCTTTAACAACAATTGAGTTCTTAAAATGTCTGTGAACAGTATGGTAAATTTCTTTCTCAACTTCTGAATGAACTTGGTGAATTTCAATTCATCTCTAGTAATTTCTGTGGAACGACCAATACTAAAACTACTTTCTGCTTCCAATCGGGATATTGGTACATTTAATGACCGATATAGTTTTCGTTGAAAGTATATAATGTCATCAATCTCACCAAGATTTTGACCACCCGGCAATGTTTGAATTTCTGTACCTCGACCACCTTCTCTTCGTGGGAGCCAGAAGTCTTCCAACATACTCATATGATTTCGGTCATCTCTTATCTCACCAGTCTTTGCATCATACACCAACTTGTTACGATAACGATTCATCACATCTTTGAGATATTGTTCTGCCTTATGCTTGGGCAAATTACCAACATCAATATAAAAAATTCTGCGTTCTGGGGCCCTTGATATGCGATAGATAACCAACGCATCTTCAATCATTCTCAACTGATTAACAGGTTTAATTGCCTTATGAAGATAAGACATAACCTTGCCACTGTTTGCATCAATCAAACCTGAAGGAGAATATGATATAGAGTCTGCTGCAATTTTTACACCTTGGCTGGATCCACCATATCCTGCCGAATGTAATCCCTTTTCATTGTAAATATAATATTCATCAATTTTTTTAATTAATTCAACACCAGTTTTTTGGTCTAAGTCTTTTTGTATTTCTCGGACTTTTTTAATTTTGGTTGGGTCGATATATCTTAATTGAGTAATACCCCTTTTAGGGTTCTTCTTATCAATGACTTTATGGTAAAATACTCTCCCATCTACATACCATCTGCGAAAAATATCATGGCCCTTCCCTTCAAAATCAAGAAGAGACAAAACGTTATCAAATTCTTTTCTAATAAGTTTTTTAATTTTTTCTGGGTATGGTAAACGATCAAGAGTTACCATTACAGATTGGGAAACTTCATCTGAGGTTATTGCTTCATTTACGATATCTTCAATTGCGCTATCACATTCTGGTTGTTGTGCAATATCACGATACCGTCTAATTAAATCTAGTTCAGTTCTTTCTCGGCCATCTGTATCTAAGATTTGACCAAAGAAACCACCACCAGCAACCTCAATGCTACCATCGTCAGGAGTTGGGGTGGTGAATGTCTCACCACCCGTATCCTTAGCACGTTTGATACTAAATCCAAAAAGCTCTGCCATTATATCTCCCTACCAGTTCTTACTATTTAGTAGGTTTATAAGTATCAATTTTAACCAATTGAAGCAGCAACACCAGGCGATACACCGGATGCTTCAAAATGCTGATATCTCCAAGATACTTCAAATGTTTCAAGTGTATCAACAGTCTCAGTATCCAACGCAATTTCACTAATTGTTTCTGGCCATGCATTTCTAAAGACATAGGTTTTCAATACATTGTCATCTCTATCAAGTTGATGAACTCGTAGGTCTGCCTGATAATCTGCTGATATAGTTACACCTCTACCTGTTGCTAATTCATTGATACCATTCATCCATCGTTCTATAGCATCTCTGATTCCAAAATTAGTATCATTAAGGAATGTAACTGTCCAAGCATCGGGAAAGTCTCTATCTCCAGCAATACGAAGTTTTCTACCTCTAAAATTAAGTTCAATTGATCCTATCGTTTGTGCTGGCAATGCCGCTGTTTTAGCCAAAAAGGTAGCATTTCTGGTGTCCAATCCAATGGAGATACCAGGCGGGGCCTGAACCTCAACCCTAAATTGGTTGGGTCTTGCGCCCCCACCGATAAAGTTTGCTCTAAATTCGTCTATGGTTCCAACCATTTCTTGTTACTCCTTTTTAAAATGATCCAACAACTTCACTGAACGATACTCCTGTTCTTACTGCAACAAAGTTCAGAGCGATGAAGTTAATTGCCCTAGCAGGCTTAATGTAAATATCTGCGACAAATTCATTCCTATCAATCACCTCTCCCGTGTTGTTTGAGGTATCGCAAACAACTTGGAAATCAGTAACACCTCTACGTCCCTGTACATCTCTCAAGAAAGGTTCTATTAAGTTACGGAACTGAGCCCTTGTGAATTCATCGTTGAACTCAAAGAGTTGGAACTTAGCAGCAGTTGCGATTGCCTTTTCAAGTACCAAAAACAATCTACGAACATTGATGCGATCAAACGCACTTGGTTTTGTCAAACCAGTTTTATCACCAAACAAAATCACACCTTGCCCCGGAAAATCGACAACTGGATTTACTCTAGCTTTGTATAGAATATCTCGTTCAGCATTATTGGGGTTAAAAGAAAGTTTAATAGCACCTCTAATGTTGCCTCGATTAAAACCACCCGGCGAGAACCACGGGTCAGAAACTCTGTCTGTGTTTGCACAGAGACCTGCAATGTCACCATTCAATGGAACGTAACGATACACATCACTATACTTGTCGTACATGTACTTATATCCACTGTCGTATACTACATACGAGGAAGATGGCAACAAGTCAAAACTATCCTTAACATTAGTTGTCTGATATGTTGATTTTTGTACACCAATAGTTGCCTGTTTAGGCGGTGAGATAAATCCAACGCAATCCTTACGCAGTTCGCAAAGGTCAGTAATCATTGTTCCATGTGTATCATGCTCTGTCTTATGTGCAGCTGCAAACGCTGCACCAGTTTCAACAGTGACAGAAGGACCAGCAAGAACAAAGTTAACATCAAAATTTTCTGTATCTGCAAACAAATCGTAAGCAATCTTCTTCTCTCCTAGCGTTACAGAATAATCATCTGTACCACCAGTTAAATCATCGTAATTTGGTGTAGTAACATCTGTGAACGCACCAGCAGATCCAGGTCCGTCTTGTATAAGGCTATCATCAGCATTGGTTGAAGAACCATCAGTACCGTTTAAGACAATGGCATCACCTTCGTTTGAACCACTGGAATCTGTACCGTCCATGATAATGTCATTGGAAGATAAAAGGTCTGTTCCCCAGTTACTACCAGAAGAAAGATGATCCATCCAATAAATGTAATTTGAATTGGTATAGATTATTTCTCTATAGTAGTTAGTCGAACCTTCAGGCTTCTTCGCATTTGGATTTTTAGAAACTCTTTCATATGCCTCTATAACAGCAAGAGTTCTTTGACCAGCAACGCCTGATGCAAATCCAGTGATATCACCTGTAGTGTCAGATACAACAATGTGCATCTCGTCATTAGTACCTCTTACATTTGCTGTTGACCATGTAGAGGTTCCAGGCGCACCGTCAAACAAATCGTAATACTTCCAACGACGGCGAATGTAAGAATTGTTAGCAAGGGATGATGCCAAACCGGTTCCATTTGGATTATCTTTTTCACGAATCGTAATCGTATTCGCAGATGTGGACCGAGCAGTAACTTCGTATTCTTTACCTTCATGGCCACTTACAAATGTGCCAAATCCAGATGTGGTGAAGAAGGAAACAAGATCTCCAACGTTGATGCCGTATGTTGAATCATCAACGTCATCCACCGTAACACTTGTCGCACCAGAAGATGCGGCAGCTGCCACGAGGTTTGTTGCTGTTATGTTTTGCGAGAATGCAGTGGAACTCGGACAAATAGAAACTGACAAAGAGTTTCCTTGAGCACCAGCATCTCTAGCAGCCCATGGACCGACACTTCCTTGTGCATCGTAATAACTTGCCAGATAGTGTTCTGTATCACGAATAAGAAGTCCTGTTTCTGAACATGCATTCAGAACACCAGATTCGATACGAACAACCTGTAAAGCATTTGAATACTGCAAAAAGTTTGCAGCAGTAAAAAAGTATTCAAAGTTATTATTGTTTGGTTTACCAAAAATACTAACTAATTCTGCCTCTGAACTAATACTAGTTACTCGACCAACCGGACCTTTTAGAAACGGTCCCGCAAACGCAGCAACATTTGTTTGAACGGCCGGAACAATATTAGTGAGGTCAACTTCTTTTACTTGAACGCCAGGTGAAACTAGAAATCCCATTTTAATACTCCCTATTACTAGGTTATCTGTTATTATGAATATTTATAAAAACCAAGTTTCTAACTCGCATTTTTATATGTTACAATTTCTATAAATAACTATATGAAACAAACTCATTATGAAAAATACAAAGAGACCATAAAGAAAGTTGCCAGACGTAACTACCGACAAAGAATAGTATGGCTCAATGAATATCTGGCAAACAAATCATGTCTTCACTGTGGAGAAAGTGAAACAGTATGTCTTAAGTTCTATCCCCACAATAACGAGATACGAAAACTTACTCAACGCAAAGGTATGAACGAAATCAGCCGTAAAGACACAACCGATCTTATGAGCAAATCAAAAATTGTTTGCTTAAATTGTTGGATAAAGTTAGATAACGACCTTATCGAGTTTATTTAGATTTTTACCAATTTGTATTGTAATCTCGAACCACTGTAGTCCATCTAGTTCCGTACTCATCAATATCATCTTCAAAAGGATCATCCACACCATTGACTATGAATCCAAAAGGTGCCATGTCTTGTTCTAACATGTCTTGTTGCTCTTTTATCATAGTTTTGCGTATGTCATTGTCAGTGAGTTCTTTGAAGTATGTCTGGTCTGTTGCCCAAGCAAATATAAACATACAAGCAACTAAATCATCATTACATCCATCATCTGCTTGATGGGATGAACCTTTAACAATGAATGTAGATAGTTCATTCACACAATCATAATCCTCTATAATAAGCTTACTATCTTCTATTAATTGTTTAAGATTAGAACAACCAATCTTCTTGACAGCCTTTGTTGTTCTTACACCAAGTTGTGCTCTACCACCTGAAAATCCCGCTCCGAGGATTTGACCAGCTCGACCTCGCATCGAAGCCATAACTAGGTTGTCATACTCTAAATCAAACTGTAAAGTATTTGCAACCTGTTCACCAATATCATTTACCTCAACCATGACATATGCTTGATTGTATACCTTTGCAACTTCATGTATCTTTGTAGGAAAAATCAGCGGTTTAATTTCATTGTCTCTGAATTTTGCAACCATCTTATATGGAATTTCTGTTATATCAAATACTATAAATGCAGAGTAATCATTTGCCGTGCCACGAGAAACGTCGGCAGTTAACATATAAACACGATCTTCTTTTGGTCTTACATAAATATCTAAACCCGCATTTGATTGAGTTGGGTTTCGATACACCAAAGTTTTTAGTTTATGTGGGCTTATTAGTGTATCAATGGAACCTAGAAAGTGACACTCAAATTCAGAGTTGAATTGATTCTGAAGTGTTTCGTATTGTTTCTTTCTTCCAAGATTCATCACGGCCAGGAACTTCACTCCAATGAACTTCTGTAGCAATATAATCATTTCTTTTTTCTTGTGCATCTACCCATATCTTATAGAACATGTTCATACCATGTGGCGTAGAAACAATAATTACCTTTGTGCTTTGACCTGAAGTAATTGTAGGATAAACAGATGCAAAGAATTGTTCTGCAACGTTAGAAGGAACAAACGCAAACTCATCAAGGAAAATAATATTATAAGAACCACCACGAATCGCACTTGAAGATGTTGCAGCTGCAATAATCTTACTACCATTTTCTAGTTCAATATTACCTTTATTCCATGCGAGAATACCTTGCTGCATCCACTTAGGAAGATTTTCATATGCAAGTTGTAATCTGCCAAGAATATCTCTTGCAGTGTTTGACTTATTTGCAAGAACAGCGATATTCACATTTGGATTAAACAATGCATAATGTAAAAGGTATGATATGATTATAGTTGACTTACCAGACTGTCTAGGTAATTTGTAAATGGTGAATCGATTCTCATGCATGGACGCAACCATACCTTTTTGAAAATCATACATGTCGAACGGCACCAAGCCATGATCAAGAGAAACGATTTGAACATATGTTGAGATAAAGTAAATAGGATCCTCTGCACACTTGCGATACTCAATAATGTTTTCTTCTGTAAATTCTACAGGAGTATTAGTTTTCTTTAGGTTAGGATTACCTAGATACTGTTCTTTATTTGATGACAGCATAGCTACATTTACATCATTGGAACATTCGACGCATAGTTTTCAAGTTCCAAACAACATTTACACGGACTTTCGGCCGTACAAAGACATGGGTCACATATACACTTTGAATTTCTGCATTCTGGATTTTGACAATGAGTGTCTACCTTATTCATCTTATTTCCCCTTTAACATTTTTTGTAGTTCAGCAGTTGAACCAACGAACAAGGCATTAGTAACATTCTGAGGTGCATTATTAGGAACCTCTTTCAATTTACGCATTTTTTCTTGTAAATCTCCAAGTTTCTCAGTTACTTCTGCAACTTGCTTAATGAGATTTCCAGCAACTTCGTATGCTCTAGGATGGTCAGATTCTTTTGCAAGTTCTAGAATACCATCTATCGCATCCTGTCCTCTTTCAACTAGATTATAAAAATTATCTCTCTGATATTTATAATCGTTATCGACATCCTGTTCATCACTCACGACTGTGATTGGAGCAGAAGAAAGTTCTATATTATCTGGAATTTGATGGTCAGATTCATCTACGATTCCCAGTGCATTGTCTATAGTTCTATTCATCCTTAGCATTTTCAAAGAAAGATGTTGTCTCGTTAAATCCAAAATCATCATCAGCTGATGCTGTTGTTGGTTTTGGAGTAACAACATATCTTTGCTCTCTTACTGGACTCTGATCAGGCATATCTGTATATTGATCAACCTGTACAGTTTTAATGACACCTTGAGAAGTAACCGGACCATAAAGATAAAATTTAGTTGTAAATGACAGAGTATATATTAACGACCTTCTTGTAGCGAAATCACCCTCATAATCATCTTCATAAGATATACTATTTAAAACAATAGGAATGTCACGTTTTATTCCCATATCAGCCATATCATTTACTGTCAAGGTATAATCAGGTTGAAAGAATGGAAGTATTTGTTCAACAATCTGTAATGCATCATCAGAATTTTTTGCAAGTACATACAACTCAAACTCAAGATTGTAAGGAACTGGCATGTATTGCACATCAAGAGCAGATGATTTGCTTGATTTTGTTTTTCTAAACTTCTGCACACGATTTAATTTGCGAGTAGGGTCATAGGCAAGATTTTTAATCTCAAAACCAAGGCGTGGTAATGTAATTGCTACTTGCTTTGTCAGATCAGGATCTTCTCTTAACCGAACCAAAAACTTTTGTCTTGGTCCATATGCCAAAGGAACCTTCATTGCTTGAATGATATTGCCATCGTTATCTTTACGAACAAGTTGAATGTTGTTAAACATTGTACCAAATGCAACAACCATCTTTCTTATTGTTTCGTGGTAGAACTGGGTTCCCAACATTATACCATCTCCTCTTTCTTCATTGCATATCTTTCACGCCTCTTGGTATTATATTCATCTTTTCTTAGATGGTATGTTTCCTTATGT